GGGCCGGTATCGCCTTTCGGACCGGGCGTTTTTGCAATCGCCTGCGCTTCCACCAGTGCCTGCTGCGCATCATGCGCACTGTCGGCGGCCTGCCGTGCGCTGGTTTCAGCCGCCTGAGCCGCCTCAGTCGCCGTATTCGATTCCCGTTGAGCCTGCGCACGCGCCTCCTCTGCGGCGGCGGCACTGTCAGACGCTGATTTCATCGCCTGCTTTGCAGATACCCCAGCAGCCTCAGCGTTTTCCTGTAAAAGTTTTGCCGCCTCAGCAGCCTCAGCAGCACTACTTGCCGCCGCATCCTTGCTGATATCAGCCCTTGCGGCAGACAATGAAGCATTCCTCTCACTGTCTCCTGCGTGCTGTTCTGATAACGCTGCGGCATCCCTCGCGGCCTGTGCATCAGTCAGATTGCGGGCGACCTCAGCGGCATTTTGTGCAACTGTTACGGCGGCATCTTTAGCCTGTTTTTCTGCTTCGCTGGCTTTCAGTGCATTTTGAGTGACAGACTGATTAACAGCATCAAGATGCGTTTTTGCATCATTAACTTGCTGCCCCATCGTCGTTACGGCAACATCGAGCACCTTTTTAGTGACCGCGTCCTGAGGGTTAACCGGATCTTTAAGGTTAGCTACAGGCATACCTTTGGCGTCGTAATAATCCACATCCTGACCGTCTCTCGACAATGCAAGGCTGGCATCAGCATCAACCCCCTGAACCGCCATCCATAACCTGTCAAAATCAGCGTTGATCGTACTGGCGAGCAAATCACCGTTATCCTGGTATTCAGTGTCACGCCGTAGAGGAATATTACGCATAATGGCTATTTTGGTGCCGTTGGCGGGTGGCGATGAAAATGTTACCTGTCCCCCGGACTGATTACCTTCACCAGACACACTAAAGCCGAAAGATACCGTCTGACCATTGGCTGTCACACGTAAATCACTGACCTGTGTCAGTAAAAAACGATAGGGAAATACCGTGGTACTGCCATTGGCGATATATAAATTAAAGGGTGTCTGAACGGGAATAGACATCAGTAATCGGCCTCCACCTCATAAACGCCATCTGTTGGTCTCCAATTCTCACGCGTAATCGCGTCCGGATTCCTGACCATTTTCCCTATGCGTACTGGTGTTGCCGTAATCGCGCCTGCGCCAGAATCAATATAGTCATCAGGCTGATCGGTAACATCAGGTTTAAAATCCCTCATCTGTGCAAACGCTGGCCCGTCGAGTACGTCGCTATGCGCCCATAAGAATCGGGCAGACAACGGCGCTTCAAACGCATCAAGAATACGTTTTTGTTTATTAACGGTATTAAAAATTTCTGTTACACCACACCCTGTTCCCTTGAGCGCCTGCCGAAGAAGTTTTCCGGCAAAAGAGCCTGGACCGTTGACCTCCACCAGCACACGAGGGATCTGATATTTAATAACCAGCTCTTTAAGTTGTATAACCTGACCACCAGCAATCCTGCTGTCGCCGTCAAATGTGGCAAGATCCCCCGTCAGTTCGCGGCACACATGCCAGTACAGGTGTCCGCGCTCATCAGTGAGCATGAGTGAGAAAGCGCTGGCGTCAGCTTTGGGTTTGCCTGTTGACACATCCCAGTAAGCTACAGCCCCGACAATCCGTACATTACCGAGGTACATAACGCATTCACCGTTAGCCTGCCGTACTTCGGGATGAACGGTGTATTCACGAATGCGTTCAGGATCAAGCCTGGTATCACCAACGGGTTTACTGTGTAGCTGATACTGACTGTCCCACTCGTTGATTGTCCGGCAGTCTTTACGACGGGTCTCAAGCTCCTTGCTGTCAAATCGTTCAGGCCATTCACACCCGGCGTAGCAGTCAACCACCGTTCCCGGCGCTTGCGCAAACTCTATCCCCTCATCCGTCAGCGTGTAGTCAAAACCGGGCCTCAGAAGACGAGCGCCTTTATGAATACTGGTGAACACGTATTCAGGAACAAACGGAAGTCTGTAATGGGTGACTGTGGCTTTCTTTTCCTCTATCCGGTATTCCTGACGGAACAGCGGGATCGTAAGGCAATCAGCGCCCAGTTCCTCCATCTCGTCATAGAGGCTGTCATGCGTGTGTGGTGTACCGATAAACAACTTTCGACCACCGGGGATCAGAATATGGGTCTGCTCGCTTAACCGGTAACGCAATTTTTCGCGGGCTTCTGGCGTCTGGATATTGCCGGGCACTTCAACATCGTCATTCTGACATTCGTTAGCGCGTGCGCCAGTGACGTTTGACAGAATGCCTTTGGCGAACATACTGGCGTTACGCATATCTTTAGCGCCATTAACCCACCACTGATCAATTGTGCCAATTCCATCCGGCAGAATACCCTTTGTCAGTGGATGGTTGCGAAGTACGTTTTGTGTATCGCGGCTGGTCTTGCGTGCGGTAAGGTCTGATTCTGACTGGTGAAGGATTCGGTACTGACGGTCACGGTAAAATCGCCAGGCATTATAGACGCCCAGAATGGTGGATTTACCAAATCCACGGAAGCAACGCAATACAGCCAGATCTCCTCTGTGCTCCAGCCAGTGAACCGCCCGCCAGTGGCAAGGGGGAACCTCCCAGCCCATACGCTGCGCCCACATGAGGAAGAACGTAACAAACCCAACCATTACGAACCTTTCTTCATGACTCGTTCAATAATGGCGGCGGCTTCTTTTTCAGCCTTAGCTACCTGCTGTGCCAGCCCAAAATCATCGTCATCAGCATTCTCACCTGTTGCCCCACGTGTCTGCATCCCGATAAGGGAATGAACTTTAATCAGAAGAGTAAGAGAAGCGGCGGCATTCTTTTTATCCCAGTAGCGATCTCCCCGCTCATCTTTGGTTAACTCTTTTACGGGCTTTTTACTACCAGACCAGTTATCAGGATCAGCTTCTTCAATGACAACATTTGTCAGTTTGTCACTAAGTGCCGTCAGCCTTGTACGATAATCTTCATACATAAATAAACCCCATAATGAAAAACACTATGGGGTTATCATGCGAATAACAGCGTCCGGATTCCTGACCGTTTAACTACCGGGGATCATTTCATGCGGCGCCCACCAGTAAGACGTATTGAACTGTTTTTTGGCTCTCGCTTCTGAGCGTTCAAGGTATCCCGGTGATAACCATTCCTGCGCCTGATTGAAGATCATGTGATTGGTTACGGCTTTGGTGTACCAAAGGTTGCCGAATGGCGTCAGCCCCTTAATCAGCTTAACAATATCGCCCCCTGTTTGTTGGGGCTTGCCCTCAACGGCGTTAACGGGTATCCCCTGCAATATTTTGATGACATCGTCCATCTCACCGAAAACAGGGCCGAGTAACGACTCAAAAGCGCCAGAACCATAACGGGTATGGTCAGACAATAGCAAATCACCATACAGACCAAGACCACCACCCTGTAGCAACGCATTTTGCCAGAAGGTTAATGTACTCATATCATCAGGGTTATTACCGCTGGAAATCTGTTTTGCCTGATACGCCAGCGCACCGAGTAACGTGGTGGAGACCATAAGGGAAGTCATATATTTCGCCACGCCCATACGCCCGTCCATTGCCGACGCCCGCGCCCAGTGCTTCATCACAAACGAAATCGGGAATGACTTAAACAACATAACACTTCGTCCAAGCTCCCCGGTAATCGTTCCACGCTGAAATCGTCCTGTCATCCAGTGCTGGTCACGCATACCTGGTGTAGTCACACCCAAATCAGCTTCCTCAAGAACAGCGCCAAGCAGCGACTGCATCGCCCGTAGCTTCGCGCCTTCCGGATCTTTATACCCCGCGTCAGCTAATCTTTTATTATCGATGCGCATAATGCTTTCGGGTGTCAGCATCGTATCATTACCGCCGCCCCAGTCTTCCTGTTCAGCCATGCGCCAGATATCCCACGTTTTCTGGTCAGCCTTTGTTCTGGCAATTTTGTGATCCTGCGGGTCAAGCTTGTCCATACGGTCAACGGTTTTTACCAGATGACCATATGCGCTCATCATGGTTGTTCCAAACCCGATTTTGTTAGCATCAGTCCAGTAGTTAAGTCCGCTGGCACGCATGACCGCATTAGATAATACACGCGCTTTTGACGGGGAAAGCGTCCCCATACCGAAACGGTTAATTTCTCCAATAACAGAATCAAGCCCCAGACCTGAACGGCGGGCAAGGCGTTTAAAGTCTGCATCCGTGGGGTTAAATCCCCGCAAGGTATTATTCCATAACTGCATCTGTGGCAGATTATTTACCTTTGCCAGAAGACGCATAGTTCCTACATCACTGAATGAAGACAGCAACGCAGAACCTAACCGGCTTGAGATAAGCCACTGACGAAGAAAATCAGCCGATTCAGCAAGACGACGATTACCCACTGGCAATGTTTTACCTGTGACGTAGTTATACAGGCTTTCGGTTTTATCACGCTCATGACGGACTTTATAGGCATTACCCCGGTTACTTCGGGCATCAGCACTGGAGTAATCGTTAAGCAGTGACCGGAACATATAATCAGGATTGGGGCCAAATGTTTCCAGCGATGCAATATCACGTGATAACTGTTGTATATGCCCAATCATAATATCCTGCAAATTATGAGTACCGTATTTTTCCTGATAGTCGATCCAGCTTTGCGCATCCTTAAAGAAGAGTTTACGGCTGTCTGCGTGACGGTTAGCCAGCATTGAAGAGACCTTCGCCCCACTGTCGGAAAGTTTGTTCATCCCCCCTGTAGCGATAGTCTCATGGATCTGGTCGAGTAATTTTTTCATCTCTTCGTCAGTAAAACGGCGACCATCCTCATGAACATACTTGCTTCTGTCCAGCTTGCCGATAACGTCAGCTATCCACTGGTCGGGGCTGACTTTAGATACTTTCTCCTGACTGTGTTGCTGAGGTAACGCCCAGTTCTCCAGTTTCCCGATATGACCACCTTCAGCATTAAAACGGCGACGTAGAAATTCAGCCGTTTCATGCCACACTTCAGCCGTTTTTTTTGCTTCAGGGTTGTCTACTCTTTCACCGAACATCGCCCGGATGATATCGTGAATGTTGCTCTTTTCTTCCCAAAGGAAATTTTTTTTACCCTGAGCTTTAGAAAACTGGTCAAGCAGTCGCCCGACCGTGTAATTACTGAGAGAACGGAAACGTGACTCTATGGAAGGAAAATTAGCCTGTGCGTCAGCGTTAAAGGCCACCATGCGATTAAGCGCCCCAATACGCCCCCCTTTTCCGCCAGCTTTGATATAAGCATCGACAAAATCATCAACCTGCTTACGGGCAAGGATGGTTTTTGCCACCCTGAATTTTTTCAGTTGTGCTTCATGCTCCAGTTGTTCCGCCGCCACTTTAGCCGCCGCCGTGAAGCGTTCTTCTCTGGTCTTTGCCAGCCAGTCCGGGTTATTTTGTGCAAGGCGTTTATGTGCGGCGCTGATCCGGTCTTCAATGCCCTTAATTTCTGCCTGCGTCAGTTCGCGACCTGCGGCCTGCTTAACCTGATTAATGCATTCCTGCCTCACGCTTCACCCCCTGAAAGGAAACACTTCACCGCCACATCAATTAAATGCCCGTCCTGCTTTGCCTGTGCTATACCAGAATCAGCCTCATTTACGGCATCAGCAATCGTAACGGCTTTACCATCATCGGTATGGTGTAGCACCAGATCCGGGTTTTGTTCTGCGTACTGCCGGAGTATGGAGTCATCCGTCTGAATGTTTTCACCGCTGACAGTGCGTTCAGCATCAAGATCAGCGAAGTACTGTTTCTCCAGTGCTTCAATATCTTCTCCCCTGAACTTTGGAGTAAGGTAGTGACGAACAAACGCATCAGAATTATCGTTCTCTCCCATTGCATCACGAATGGCAAGAGACAGCCGATCAACGGGGGTTTTGGGTAGAAACTCTGCGTGCGCAACAAGCCCATCAACATCAACCGGTTCTCCCGCCATCATTTCATTCCATGCTTTACTTAATGCCATTGAGTGAGCATCACGCGACATCACATTAACGGGCATACCCGGCGCAGCGTCTGTTTCAGAAAAAACATGCTGCGCAGCGGTAAGGGCGGCGTCAATATCGCGCTGGCGTAACGCATCACGGATTGCAAGACCGGTTTTACTTAAATGACCAAATCCAATACCCAGCAACATATCCGCAGCCACTGCGCTTTTATCGTAAGCATCATACTGGTCTGCCATACCGTTATAACCATGAGCACGCAGAAGATCGGAACTGAAGCCACGCGAAGCGATACCCAGTGCGGCATTACCAATAGCATTCCCCATGATTTCATTAGCCAGCGGAAGATTGCTGCGAATGATATCGGCAACCCTTGCTCTGCCCATCCGCTGCGCCCCCATAATCGCCCAGTCAGTCATCCCCTTTGCAAGGTTCAGTTTTGCAGCATGGAAAGGCAGAAAACCCAGCGCGGTATCCGTAACACCAGTGATTAAGGCGTGTTTTTGCGCAGTGGCATCATCAATCCCCTGCAATACATCGGTATCATAAGTATTAACGCCACTCGTTACCCCATACAGTGCAGCCGCACCCTTCGGTCCCGCCAGTAATCCGGGAGCCATTCTCACAACGGAATCTGTTAAACCGTAAAGTATCTGAGCCGCTGTACCTGTTGTATAGGGATCTGGTGCGATTTCTGCCACTTTTCGGGCATCAGCCATTCTTTCATTATAAAAAAAGTCTGCGCTGTTATCATGAATACCTACGGAGTTAAGCCCCTGCTGTATGGGTCTGAATACGCTTTCTAAACCCGCTGCTGCGGCTTCATCAAGTTTTGCCGCCCCCGTATATATCCCACGTGGAACAGAAGATAACAGCCCGCTGTACCATGACGACGTATCTTCAAGACTGCCCGGATTTAACATGGCGTGCATGTCGTCACGTTGCCGTTCCTCTGTGGTCGGAATTATTGCGCTCATTTCGGTGTGTCCAGTGGTTTAGTGAAATCAAGCTCAACAGGTTTTCCTTCTCTGTCCAGGAAAAAACCATTCCCCAGCGTGACATAGTAACGCCCGAACCCAGCATTCTGTAACCCGAAATGATTAAGGTTCTGGCTATAGAAAAATTCCGCATCACCTTTTGCGTTACTTCGTAATTTCACAGCCTCCATCAGTCTGGTTTTTGCTTCATCCTGAAACTGATCGCTACTCATTCCCCACGGACGCGGTACAGTGCTGTTGTTAAAGTTACTAATTCCTCCCGTCGCCAGATTAACCGCTTTAGCCCACGCGTCAGTATCCAGTGTTCCCGTATAGTTACCTTTTTGAGCCATCAGCCCCGCATATACATCTTTAGAAATATCGTATACCTGAGCCATAACGTCAGGATGTCCGGCGTAGGCCGTCCCAATGATATTGTTAAATGCCGTTCTCATTCCCTGCTCGCCTTCATCAGGCGGCATCGGCATACCCTTAACTTCGTTGGTTACTCCATTAGCCGTAACTTTTGAAGTACGTCTGGCGGCGGCGCCAGCTAACGCAAGACTGGCTACATCTTTCGCATTAACTTTATCGTCTGAGGTGATCCAGTGCTCTTTTGCTATCAGTTTGTCGTACTGCATTAATACGCCGGAAAATTGTGCAGTCGGTGAATACGGGAATAACTGCCCAAGCGCCGCATTATAAGAATCAGGATGATCGGAAGTTGCCTCATACATTTTTCCCAGATAATCAACTTCCGCTTTTGGGTCCATTTTCGACAACATATCCCCGATACCTTTGGCCTCTGCGTTTGAAAATACCCGCAGCGGAGTACCAAATTTTCTGGAATATTCCTGTGCCAAATCCTGACGCCTGATTAATGCCTGTTTTAGCGCATCGGGACTCTGCAAATCTGCTGGGGCAAGTGCGTCCATATGACCGTTGGCAATCAGGAAGTTGATCGGGTCTTTGGTACGTTGCTCCAGTATGTGTCCTGCGGCCTGCGCCAGCGCGTTATAATTGGCTAATTTATTCGCATAGCCATCACCCGCCGCCTCTTCAGTATGAGGCTTACTCTGCTCAAGTAACGTCTGTATATCCTGCGGTGATTTATCCCATAACTGACCGATAGCATTACCCAGCTTATTAAGATTCTGATACTGCTGATAAATTTTAAGTCCTTTATCCGCTCCATATGCACTGATAAAGGTTTGTACAGGAATTTCCTCCTGGTATACCTGTCCGTTGAGCGCGGCGGCTTTAGCATCCTGTAGTTTTTCCACCAGATCAGCCCGTAGCTTACTTTGCTGACGCTCTAACTGTGCGTTAGCTGAATTACGTATTTTCGCGATATCAGTCGGATCAAGGAACTGTAAGCCCCATACACCGCCACTGGCTGTGGCTCCTGCATCTGCTGGCCTGTGATCCGCTTTAGTAACCTGCGGTAGTTGTTTTGCTCCCATGGCGGCAAGAACACCATCGCTGATCTGCTGGCTTGTATACGGATTACTGCCATTTTCAACGGTAATAATGCCATTAACGAGTTTCGTTAGTGTCCCGATATCGCTGGTATCAATACGCTGACTGGGATCAACCCCCATCATTCCAGCTACGGCTTTAATGTAAGTTGGTGTATCATTATGGTCTTCCGGGGGGGCGAACCTACTGATCATCTCAGAAACGGTATTCAGGTCATGCTTGTTCTGATAGGTGCGCATATTTTTCGCCAGCGCACGAATACCATGTTCCGGCGTGTCAAAGCGTGAAAATTTACCATCAGAAGTAAGTTCACCGTCCCACCCCTGATTAGACGCTACCAGATTACCAGGGTTATTATTACGAACGCCCCTTACACCTTTGCTGGCAATACTGCCGGATGTGGTTGTACCTCCATTGTCGGAAGGTTCACCGAGCGCACTCAAAAGTAATGTCGGGTCCTGTGCTGCAATATTGGATAACTGGTTGAGGGTTCCTTTTCTCAAAAGGTCATGTACGTCAGACTGGATCACGTCATCAGGCAAGCCCATCGCCTTTGCCTGCTCTCTGAGTTGTAGAGAGCCTGTAATAAGTTTTAGTTTGGCCCCGGCGTTATCCATACCAACATCAGCCATACCATCAATGGTATTTTTCATCGTGGCCCGATAGTTTTCTCTCTGCACTATCTGGTTCTGGTTACGCTCAAAAATATTCCCGCTACGCTGAAAGCTGGTCATATAAGAATTGACATACTTCATCGCCATTCTGCGCGTAAGCGGATCGAGCTTTGAAAGGCGTTGTTCAGCATACTTGCTCAGTTTCAATGAATATTTTTCAGTACTCCCCTGAGCATTAATTCCCGTGTTGGTGAACTGACCATCTTTAGGGTTATTCTGGAGTTGTTCACCATAAGCCTTAATATCATCAATAGTCTGATCTGCCTGATTGCGCATCATCTGTAAACCAAAACTGGTCAACCCCTGCCCAACGTGAACGCCAGCGTTAGCCAGATTCTGCATGGCATTACCGACTGCTGCCGAATTTGGTACAGTCGGAGCACCTGTTGATGGTGTATAAGTTACATTCCCAAAGTCGCCCGTTGGTATCTTCATTTAATCATCCCCATGATGTTTCCTGCCGCGCCCAGCAATGAACCAATCCCGCCAAGCGTTGCCGCCTGACTGTTAACATGTCCGGCTTTACGTGCATTAGTTGCTGCTATCCGGTTCACTGTGGCTTGTCTGCGCAAATGTGCTGCCGTGGATTCCCCATTGAGTATTGTCCAGACAGCATATTCTTCTGCATCACCGGCAATACCTGACGTTACGTTAAGCGCCGTCCCCGTATCGACCTCAACACCAGACGCTGCATAAGCTGTTCTGGCGGTAGACATAGCCTGTTGTCCTGCCCGCCTGATTTTTGCTGCCTTTATATAAGCCGCAGCCAGCGCATCAACAGCATCGGCATCATTCATCTGTGCTGTGGCAAGATATGCGGTGCTCTGGTCTTCTCCCGCCTGCTGTGCGCCTTTAGCGGCCTGATGGCTACTGAGCAACGAGAGTAACGCACCAGCCCCAGCAATTATTGCGCCAACCATTGTCAGCCCCCGTTACTGGTGAAAGTGAACATTACTGCCAGAAGATGGAACGGGAGCGGTTGTCGCTGCTGAATAACGATGTCCCGCTGATTCCATCCTGTCAGGGCAATATCATGATCCCCCGTAAATAAAGGTGCGGGTTGATTAAGAATGTTCTTTCCGAAAGTACGAAACGCAATCACACTACCGTTAACCTCAGCTCCGGTAGTCTCCAGAAGCCTGAGCGTCATTTTGTTTATGCGGGTATTCGTTCCCTGAGATGTTCCTTCCTGAGACTGAATTTCAGGCTGCAATAAAGAAATGGTGGTATCGTAGTGCAACCCGATTTCCACACGGTTTGCATTGCGCGGCAATGTTATCTCACCGTTCACTACTGTCTGTGGATTCATGACCACGCCGTCAGCAATCACATCCACCATGCACCCTTCCAGCGCGGAAGCGCCACCCCATATATTCTTCCCGGCACTATCGGTTCCGATAATGGTCGCGTCAGTTTGCAAACCATCCACGAACACTTCAATATAACGAACCATACGTCCATTAATGTTACGGTTAACAACGCAGTAAACTGAATCTTCAGCCCCCTCAGAAATAGCGGCAACAGATTCAAATTTTCCCTGTGTTATCTGTCTGGCCCACGCGATAACCTGCTGCTGTTTATCCACGGTCAAGGTAGCGCACTCACCGTTATTACATGCCGTCCATACAACAGATTCGGGCTCCTGCTGATACGTTAAATCCCTGACTCCGCTTCTCAGTACATGTTCTGAAAGCAAGCTAAGGTTAGTGACCTGATACCCGGTTAAATCTTCAGGATCATACGTTGCAGAATAGAGTTTCCGCCCGGAACGTTGGACAAAGACAAGATCTTTAGAAACCCTGACCGGGCGCACAAAATCGGCACCAATACTACTTGGATGTTTAATCTCTATACTGGTTGGGGTGATAGCCGAACCGTTGCCACCTGTACAGGTAAACTCTCCACCGTAGGTAAGAAGTACCAACGAATTAACCTGTGCAATATGTAAAAGCGGGTTCATCTGATCAGACGCAACGGTAAATTCTGCCGGGGAATCGTCCTTCCTGGCATTATCCGTCACCGTCGTCATTGTCGATTTATTGCCATCAACTGTCGTCGTTGTCGTGGTCGTTGTACTGGATACGTCAGCCGGTACTTCAAAATTTAAATATGCTCCCGTTTCACTCATCCATAACGTCTGTGGCCCGTTACGACCACCAGCCATAATCAGGCGCTGCTGATAAAGTGTTACAGCAGCGGGGGGAGAGGTCCATGGAACTTTACCAATAAACGGGCAATTCTCCAGTACCCATAGAGTCTGATCATGTCGTTGCAATCTCTGAGGAGTAACATCAGGATGAACAAGAAATATCGTGTCAGCCCCCTGAGCAAACTTAATATCGAGAACCTGATCCGCTGTGTAAGGAGACGCTATTTCGTAAGGAGAATCATTAAGTAATAATTGCAGACCATTATGAAAAAAACGAATATACCTTTCGCCAAACTCAAGAATATACGTTTGTCCCCGATTGAAACTAAAAGGAATAAGTCTACAAATCTTATCTGAATATTTAGCCGGAGCAATGAGCCTTGTGCCATTACGGCGTTTCACACCACCGTGAACAAGACAAATTGCATTTTCAATACGCTTTGCGCCATTTGAATAACGGTCAATATCAACTCTCCCGGCAAGACGGGGAGATAATTCACCTGCGGTAAAATTAGTTTTTATTAAATGCATCCGCCCCATCAGAACCTCGAATCATAACTTGGCGTACCATATAAAGTTTCTGGCGGTTCTTCCTGGCTGTCGTAAGTTCTGGCCTGTTGCATCACAAGCTGGGCCTTCTGTTCCATTAGCTGCGCCATTGCCGAAGAGGCCGTTATGGAATATGCCAGTTCCGAAGCTACCGCGGCTTCTGTTGCCCTGATTAGCATTGAATCCCATGAAGACTCATCATCGTTTCTCCAGATGTACCTCAAAGGTAACAAGCCAACATCCGCAAGTATAAAACGCCCCTCAACCCGATAACGTAATGCCGCCCCTTCCTCTCCCACCGACAGAATTCGCAATAAATCACCCGGTACAGGAAATTTATACTTAAAACCAAATTCGGGCCGTTCTGTTGCCGGAGACAAAATAACCCTACGAGTGGCACATCCCCATGGATGGCTACGCAATACTGCATCCCGAATAACCGGATATTTATTGGCGCATAAACGTGCTGAATCCGTAGACTCCTCGAAACTGTTAATGGTACTTTCACCCAGTGTCAGTAATGCATTTGAGCAAATAGTTACCGCAGAAACAGATGACATAATAACTCCTGATCCCAAAAAGCCGGATATCAACCCGGCTTAACAATGGAAATGGCTGTTTATCAGGAAACAAAATCTATGGTAACAACTTTGTTTTCATTAGCCCGACCAGCGCCATATGAAGCATCAACAGAAATCTGAATGGTGTTATTTTTATCGCGACGTGGGCCGATATCAGTGTTGTAATCAGCACCAGTACCAAAGTGAACAGCAGACTTACACCATGCTACTGCCGTCTGTGCGTTGGTGGATGTGTCCTTTTTCAGCTTTTCGTAGGCGATCCATTTAAAACCCAGCCAGTTATCTGCCAGTTTACCTTCCTGCAACATTTTCACAGCCATAAAGTCAGCGCTTGTCAGCGTAGTATCGGCAAGGATTTGCGATAACATATCGGCGTTGTAAGTGATGAAAAGCTCTTCACCGTTCTGCTCATCACATTCATTGCGACGAAACATAGCTTTGGCTGCAATGAGTTTTGATTTCGTCATCGGCTGGCTGTTAGCCGCAATCATCTGAGTAGCAGGAAGACTCACCTGACTGTAGGCCCCTTTATCCTCTGTCTTACGCTGAATCGGATTAATCAACGCCTGGTAAATCACATCGTCTTTTTTGCGATTACACGCTGCAACGGTGAGATTCATATACGGCCCCTGCGGACTGGCAATCAGCTTACGCAAATCACGCTTTTCAACTGGGATAAACAGGCCATAGTCAGCCATCAGCGCCTGACGGGTTCCGGCTTCCGGCACATCCCACTGAGTATCACCGAAACGGGTTGTGATTTCGTTCATCTCGATAGTACCCATATCGTTGATAGTGAACGCCGTACCAGTGATTTTCCCGCGATCGTGTACACACGCCTGTAAACGGGAATCTTTCTGCTGAGAAGCAATTTCGAAAGAGTCGTGGAATTGCTGCACAAATGCAGCGGTGATCATATTTTTGTTCGCATCAAAACCCATATTAAAAACCCCTGAAAGTTGTTTAATAATCGGTTATCCAGCGAACGAGCCGGGCCGTACTATATGGTGATGATCTGCATATCGGCGTTCGATTTCCTGAACATTTGCAATAAAATAAGCCTCCGCGTCGGGAGGCCTGTTTATCAGTTCATCGGCTGATTGCCGTACTGTCGCTCATAGAAACGTCTGACCTGTTCGGCTACGCGTTCATGATCGGCGTGTTTGTCGTTGTAATAGGCTTCGGACTTCATCAGGTCGCGAATCGTCTGCGCATCCCCGCCCTGTTCACCACCGCCCGGTGAATCTTCTTTCATTTCAGCGCCAATCTTCGCCAGTAGCTTAATTACAAGAGGATTATTACCAATCTCATCTATTTTCCCTTTATCGTCCTCATCGACGAGGGAATTAAAAGCCCGGTAAGCCAGACCAAGATTCTGATTAAATGTGGTTTCATCCTGCCAGACTTTACGCAGTTCTTCGCTGGCGGTATCACGGCTTTCCGTCGCTGTCTGCTGTGAGTAGCTCTGGAGACTTGCGCTAACTTCTTTAATCATGAAGTTAAGCTGGTCGTTGGTGAAGCCGTGCTGCCTGACCGACTCCAGAAACGCTTTTGTTTCCTCATTGTTGGGGTCAATCTCCATCCCTTCGACGGCATCAATCTTATAATCGGCGATATCTGCTGGCGGAACATCACCGCTACCGAAACGTTGTTCAAGATGACCGTATGACTGAGCAAGTTTTTGCGCGGAAGCCGTGATATCGGGTTTACCATCTTCGCCAGTTACCACGAACTTTTCAGGCAACCAGTCTAACCCGGTATCTGTGCCTGTGGTCTGGTCTCTTCCGGCATTGAGTAGCGTTGTATCCTGCTGGACACCGCCGCTACCGCCACCATCAGCACCGTCAGTTTCAGCCTCATTCATGAGAACGTATTTATTCTTCCACATAGCCAGTCACCCCATTAGCCTTATCTATCTGTAACAAAATAAAATCGAGTACCGCCCTTTGTCCGGCGTTAAAACAGGTCTGCCTGTCCGCTTCATGTCCACCACGAACATAAAGTCGTCCGCCAAATCTGCGTACAAGCTCATCGAGAACTTCAGGCCCCCCAGCCGTTTCTTCGAACAGTCGCTTATAATCTTCCGGCCCGATCTGTTTATGCGTCATCATCTTTACCCATCGTATTTTCCACTACCTGAGTAGCGGCCTGCGCCCCCAGTTGTTGTGCCATTTGCTGTTGCTGCTCATCCTGCTGCTGTTGCTCCCGCTGCTCACGTAATTCTTCAACGTCATCATCGCTGCGCAAAATTTTAGCCGGAACGCCAAGTGCATCAGCAATAACCCTGGTAGCCTGATCAGCATCTATCAGATCCACTACATCGGGGGACATCTGAGCAAGATAGGCAACGTTCTGTGATAAGCGCTCAATACTTGTCACTTCATCCAACTTTTGGGCCTGTGCAAGTGGTGAGATATAACGGACGGTGAATGTTTTTCCAGCAATAGATTCGGGAACCTGAGGTAATGCACCAGCACGAAAGGCAATACCGAAGCAACGGTTAACCAGCGTTTGCAGATATTCAGCCTGGAACCGACCATATACAGGGCCAAGTAGCTGGCGTATTAGGGCCACCCGGACATGAACCTCTGTAGCAGTCATCGCCGGGCCGTCCTGTGGCTGTAACTGGTCTGCCATCAGTATCTTGCGGATCTGAGCTTCCAGCCGTTCTTCAGATGAAAAAGCTACATTAAAATCAGAACCGGTAAGCAACGGCTTCATCGCTTCTGTGCTGCTGGCCGCGATAATTTTACGTGGTCCAACTTTTACTGTTCGGGGATTGAGAACGCCATCATCCTCTGCAATCCACATACCCGAAACAGCCAGATCACCCGCAGCTTTCTCCATCCTCAGCCATTCGTTCAACTCTTTGATGGAGGGTAGCGCATCGTATACCGGGCCAATACCGTAAACAGAATTGGGAATCTTCATCCAGCGGGGGCAACATACCGGGCATTCGTGATAGCCGGACTCACGCACAACGCGCTTATCAGCTACTTCAACGTGAACCGATGCAAAGGGCAGATTTTTAGCAAGTAGTTTCCCACCTGCTGTTTTACGTGGGTAAATGGCGTGGATAAAATCGAACTTCTGATCGGGTTTTGACGCCAGCGCATTACGGATCTTGGTACTTACGTTATCCTGTCCGAACTCTTCTGCGGCCTGCTCTGCTGAAAGCTGATAGCGCCGGAAGATGGTATCAACAATACCATCTTTGCGGGTTGTCGCTACACACACCTGAGCGATAGGCCACTGCTGGAAACTGAACATGCTGTCAGCGCCTTCCTCGACGTACAACGCAAACCAGCCAGCGCACACTACATCAAGGTTGGCCTCATAACCTTCTGAGTCAAAGTTTCCCGCGTGGATGTTCTCCCATATGATTTTTGCCGATGTGGAAAACCATTCTCGCTCGTTGTCGATATCTCCTGTTTGCCCCAAATCAAACCACTGTGCCTGTGCCGGAGTCATACCCGATACCAGGGCAGATGCGAGCATGCGGGAAGAATCGGTAGCGACGGATGTTAACAGGCGTGACACCCGATCTTTTGCTGTATCGGCACCACCGTAACGACCATCGTAAAAACCTTCACCACGGATAGGATAGGTATGATCAAAGCAGTCCTTCCATACCTCATCGTGTCGCTGACGCAGTGTCCGAAGCGCATCAGCACGCTTAATGAGTTTTGCGGCTAACTCGTCCATCATCCCCCCAGCGTTGACTTACCGTAGAGTGAAGCGGCTGAACCTAACAGGGTATCGGGAAGGCCAGTTGGTGAGGTTGCTAACAGCGATGACATTTTTTTACGGCGTAGGGCATCCTGTCTGGCCTGTTCCTGCGCCTGTTGTGCAGCCTGTGTTGCCTGAATCTGCTGTTGCTGCGCCTGCTGCTGGGCTACCTGTTGCTGCTGTTGCTGTGTTTGCATCTGCTGTCCAAGTGAGAGCAGTGCATTAGCTGTACTGTCGTCAGGTGCTGGTTGTGGCTGCGGTTTGGGGGCCAGTCCTATACCCTGTAAAAACTTGCTGACATTAAGCGCAGAAGCTGCCTGCCTGTTTTCGCGATGAACCTCGTTTATCAGCGATTTCTTCGGATGTTTTACAGCGTGGCTAATGCTTTTGGCTGCGTGTTTCAACCATCCCATCAGACCACCCACCCTTTATCCGTTAAAACTGGCGTGCTGTAACCATCGCGGGTTTTAGTAATAACCGTGGTATCAATAACATGCGGGGGATTCAGTGCCAGATCTACAAGCGATGAGAAATCAGCATTGAGTACAATACTTTCCCCGTTATCGCTCTTATAGCCGGAAAAATGCTCAAAAATTTGCTCCCGGTCAGCCGAAGCAACACTAAAAGGTTTGTCAGTCACAACAGAATTCTCAACGGTATTTTCCGTTGTTACCGGGGACTCTGATTCAGCCCCCGGCGTTTCGATATTATTATTGCGGGCCATTAATACGCACCTCCATTATCGGGTTGCGTAAAGACTGCAATAACTCAGTGTCCGATTTCCTGACCTTTTATTCTGGTTTTCCACAATTCAATTAACGCTGCACCAGATCCATAGCGCGGTTCATTAAACTGTTTCCACGAATTGACGGTAGATTTTGACACACCGACAAAATCAGCTATTTCGCGCTGCGTCAGTCCGGTATGCTCCAGATCGGTAATAATACTGAACCAGTCTGTTTCGACTCTCATTACTGCACCTCACGATAGACAAAACGCGCGCGCGCGCGAATGAAGGGAATACATCAATCATCCGGCTTTTCTTAGTTCCCGCAGATCCCGAAGTTTTGCTCTGAATATGTCACGGATAAACTTACACTCTTCAATCGTCCACTTATGACGCTCGTTGTTATTTTCGATTATCTCAACTGCTATTGACCCGATACGCCTGATTAATTCGGCACGATAGGGAATAAGGTTTCCGCTCTTATGCTGGTTACACACAACGCATTGTTTGTGTATATTGCGTTCGTCAAAACGTAGCTGTGGTGCTGCTGCAATAGTCCGGTAATGACCAGCGTCCCATTGCGCTGTCGTGTAAGTTCCGCAAGACACACATGGCTTATAGCGGTCTCTTTCCCGGATGTACTGATTTACGGCACTCTGAGCCTGTTTAATCCAGTAGCTGCGGGGTTTTAGTGCCTGACGCCGGACTTTCAGCTTATCGGCTTCCTCTTTCGCCTTTTTCTTCTCCTGCTCTCTTCTGACCATAACCAATGCGCACTGACCGCCACATACTTTCTGATATGAGCGGTACGGCACAAACTCACTGCCGCAGACTTTGCATATTTTGGGTTTACGCGGTTTCATACTCACCTCAGAAAAACGCCATCAGGCGGTTGTTAATTGCCGGATCGCTGGTATTGCCAAACACATGTTTCAGCGCAGCGTTAATCATCGCGTTATAGCAGCGTTCAAATTCGTCCTGCTCCATGTTTCCATAGCTGAGGCTTTTCGCCCGGTACTTCACCTCGCCTTTGATGGTGGTCACTACCTCATAGAAACCGGCGAGGATGGTCAGGTTCTTTCTGAACTCATCAAACTGCGTTGCTTCATCGGTGAACGCATACCCTGTGTGCTCTGCGTTCCAGTACTGAAAGCAGAAGTTCAGGAAGGCAAACATCTTCCGGTGAAATGCCGGGTTACGGGTCAGTCTGGCCTCAAGGGTGTACTGTTCTCCGTTTCTGAACTTTTCCAGACGGGGTAAATCATGCTCGAATACCGGAACAAATACCCCGCCAGCGGATTTCATCATCTCGATTTCCATTACGCCGCCTCCGCTACTTTCTGCCTGCGGGTGAGAACGTGCTGGCGGGCTTCACATCCCTCGATCAGCATGTCATTAAAGTCCGGCAAATCAGGCCAGCGGATACTGACCTTCTCCACGTCATTCCGGGATAAAATATTGTTCTTCCCGCATTTAAACGCGGCTGCCAGTCCCGCACCGTGAGTGTCGTTGTCGGCAAAAATAATCAGATGATTAACACCGGGTGGCGCAATAAATTTCTCCATAAACGATGTATTCATCACTGACCAGACGTTACAGCGGTATATCTGACGACATGAGAGCGCCGTTTCGATACCTTCGGCGATCCCCAGCGTTGCGGCGGGCGGAAACATGCGTATCGCCACCGACCCGGCATACTCCAGATAAGAAGACTCCTGCAACGCCATCAGCTTTTTGGCGGCAGTCACATCAGCCTTGCGATCCCCGTCAAGCAGTGTGCGGTGAAGATAGCAAAGCGCCCCTTTGTCATCGGTTGCCAGCGAGTACAGCGCCTGATATTCACGCCCGTTACAGGTCTGTTTATCGCAGAACCTGATCCCCTCTTCCGGTAGTTCCAGAATTCCACGCTGTTGCAGATAAGCTCCTCCGCTGGTTCCCTGTAACGGGGATAAGCGGGTAAACTTGCGGATCACGCGCTCCCGGTCTGTCGCTATTTTTGAGGCTGGCTTCTCCGCATGATGGCGCTCCCTCTCGTATACATTCCCCGTCAGACCGTCTATCTCTTCGCAGATGACAACCCACGGCTTACCGGTTGCCTGTAGTACCAGGCTCATACCATCACCGGAACCGCATACACATACCCATGTTCCCTTCCCGTCTTTGTCGTCGCAGCGGAATTTACCCACGCCGCCACATATCGGACACTTGCCTTTGAAATGGCGTTTACCCGTCACCGGAGGCAGTCCGTAATATTCGAATATCTTCGGCCAGTGTCCGGTAGCTGCATCCTTAGTTCGCATGGCTCACCCCCTGCTTTCCGGATTTCTGGCGACCTTTGAAATAAGCGATATTCTTCGATCTGATGAAGTTATAAACCTCTGTCGAGACATTCGCTGGCGTGTCGTCTAACCCTTTAGGCCATACGCCAAACTTGTCTTTGTAGGTATGCGCACACCAGCCGTCACTCAGCGGTTTACCGACAGAAGCGCGGTGCTGCTGATAGCCCTTTAACTCACTCCACCAGCGCTGTTTATCATCACGGCTGTAAACCTTCGTCCCCTTCGTCAGGCGGGTGAGTTTACGGTTGCGATCCGTTTCCACGTCATCACCACCAAGCGGCTTAAAGCCGCATTTCGGACAGGCATGCACGCCCGCTGATTTCATGTAATGGCATTTAGGGCATTCTTTCGGCAGCTTTTCGGTTTTATCCTTCTGCCCGCCACCGCTGGTTTTCATGCCGTCATTTTTGCCCGGCAGTTCGTCATACTCGATGTCTTCGGGGAAACCGAGACGGTGAACCGTACCGGAATGGTCAAAGATGATGCAGTGATCCTTACCGGGTGCGGTACGCAATCCGCGACCAAGACACTGTAACCAGCGTATTTCTGACTTCGTGGGACGAGCGTAGATGATGCAGCGAACATCACTGTCAAACCCCGCCACCAGTACGCCAACGTTGACAATGACTTTCGTCACGCCATCTTCAAAACGGCGGATAATGTCCTGACGCTCTTCGTGTGGTGTATCCGCCGTCATGACTTCTGCCCCTACTCCGGCGCTGATAAACTCCCGCGTCACATAGTTTGCATGGGCCACATTGACGCAGAAGCACACCGTAGGCTGATTGTTACCGTTCTCCAGCCAGTTACGGACAATATCGCCAACCAGTTCCGCATTTCCCATGATGGCGGCAAGCTGTTCTTCGTTGTAATCGTTGCCATACTGCGCGGTATTACTGGTTTTTACGCCTTTCAGGTCTGGGGTTGACGGGGCGAAAAACTCATAGCCACTCAGTACGCCACGCTTTATCAGTTCCCTGATGGTGGTGGGCTTAATGAGACACTCGTAGTATTTCCCCATCCAGGACGCGAACGGTGTACCTGACAGGCCTACTACCCTGATATTTTTATCCCTGATCACCTCCAGCAGTGCCCGGCGTTTCATGTGGGCTTCGTCGATAATCAGCAAATCGATATTGTCGGGAAACTCACGACGGATCAGCGTGTCGGCGCTGGCAATCTGGATCAGCCGCGTAGGGTCATAGTTGGGATGATTACGCCATACAAAACTGATTTCTTCCCACGGCAGACCGTACTCAGTAAAACGTTCGGCAGTCTGGTTAAGCAGAATGGTATACGGCGCGACAAACATGACCCGAAGGCCACGGGAGACATGACCATCCACCACAAACGCCGCCAGTCCGGTTTTTCCTGATCCAGTCGGTGAATACATCAGAAACGTGCGGTTGTTCTTCCACTGCCAGCGCAGAAGCTGTAAGCCTCTTTCCTGTGCCAGATTGGGGGTAATATTCAGCATGGTGCTACCTCCTCACTTGAACCGGGTGGCGCGGATCACGTCAACGCCATCAACGCTGTAACGCAGTGGATTTTTACCATCAAGCAGCAGAACAAATCCGGGGATCTGCATACTGGCAAGCGTGCGTAGCTTCATGATCGAACGGGAACGCGGTGATCGTCTGTCAATCTCGATTGCACACTGATCCCCGTTGGGAGCGGTGATCACGTAATCAACCCGCCATTTTCTGCCACTACCCATGTCAACGGAGTGATTCCGCTGTACGGCGTAGCCATGACCGTTGAGCCTGTCTTTCAGTTCACTCTCAAACGTCTTCCTGAATTCACCTGTGGTAAACTGGTGCTCAAGCAGGGTTATCAGATGGCCCTTAATTTCTTTGCTCATAATTCAATCCTGTATAGTTTACAATGGTAACTATCACACCAAGAAACCATCACGCCCTATACAGTGATCTACTTAACCAATGGTGTTCTCTGTTGGAACAGCAAGGTCAAGGGCACTTTCTAACAGCTCACTCCCCCTTTCCCCCTCTCTCGTCTTTCCTTCTAAAATTTAGTTTCAAATGCAATTATTTCATATGAAACTAAATCATATTAAGACGATGAAAGCGGGTTGTTACTTCCGTACCGCTACTGGCGGGAGTGTGTAACCTCTGCTCGCTCTCGCGTACTTCTGGACATACACCCGTAAACGAGTGTTGGCGCTCCGTCTTGCCCTGTTGTCCTTCCTGAACGGTACTGGCTCCGTGTCCCACGTTTCCCTGTACACCTCAGCGTACCTGGCTGAGATTTTTACCCGCGTGGTCGGGTCAAGTTGCAGTAACTGCTCCTGTATCCAGTTTTCATCGCCAGAATGGTAATGCTCCGGCATCACCACCCTGACCTGTTGATGTCTGTACACGTCAGACATCAGTGAATACATCGGGGTAAAGTTCCTCTTTGCTGAGTCCAGTAGCCCGAACAAAATCTTCGATCCGCTTACGTGGTAAGTAACCTTTTCCACGTTGTTTGATCAGCGTTACCGCCTGCTCAGACACTCCTAAACGCTGTGCCAGGGTTTTTTGTTTCCCTCCGACAGCTTGAACTGCCTTTTCCAGCGGCGTCATTGGTGTTTTTTTCATAACGCCTCCCGACAAATACACAAAGTAAACCCAAAGTTAATTTAAATCAGCACAAAAATCAACAAAATGATAGTTGGAAAATCTAAACAT